ATAATACACATCGCCATAATTCACCACAGCACCTGCTGGATAGAAATCACTTGGATCCCAAATGTACTCGGCCACAAACGGTTTGTTTGTGATTGTGTTGTATTCTTGTGCATCAGTTAATGGTGTTGCTTTCACACGCCACAGGTGCGGCAACCAAGTTTGACTGAACCCTTCTGATGCATAGGCCGCATCTTGCACCACATAATATTTGGGCAATGATCTGCTTAGATCCTTGTTCAAGGGATTGTAGTCTCGTAAGTTTGGAACTTCGAGCACATCGCCACTCATGAGTTTGCGCCCAAACGTGTCAATCATGTCGTTGTAGTGGAACGTGATAAACAAGGTGTCATTGTTTAAAAACAATCCAAATTGGCTCAAATCAAAATCAATGTCTTGTGCATTGTAAACACCACGCATGACATAGATATCATCGTCGTACACTCGATCTCTGTTTTCTAACAACAGCAGATCTTGTATGTTCATGGGGTTGAGCTCGTCGTAAACGGGCTGGGTAGCATCACCGTTGCCGCTTAGTACTGAATCTTCACCGCCAGTTTGCGGTCCCAGGTACTTGTGGACAAAGAGGTCTAATCCGCCAACAGTGTACATTTCACTGATTGTGCGGTCCAGAAATTGGTAATCTCTAGTGCGATTGGGGCGGTATAGGCTTAAACGTGGCATAATGTTATTTATAGCTTTTTGGTTGACTGAATATTCCCAAACTGCTATAATTAGCACTTAACAACAAAAGGAGCCACCTATGCTTACAGATGTACAAAGCGCACAAATTAATAATACTGAAGTATACACTTTAGATTATGAGGCGGAAGCCCTGCAAAGCTACAGGGACACAGGCGAGGACTTAATGGACGAACTGGAAGTTCGTGCCACTAATGTTATTTTGGAACAGACAGCATGGGACGCTCGCGAGGACCTGGGCGGCATTACAGTTTACTTCCGAGATAGTACTTTAGTAGCATTTTACGATTACGAGCAGTTTCGCGGCACTGTGTTCTAAAAACAACACCGGCAAAGATTGACATCAAAATCAATCTTTGCTATAATACATACTTAACCACTCTAGGAGTATGTTATGAAAGCCGCTAACTTTTTAACAAAGTACACAGGCCCAAAAGGCAAGGGGTTTGTACAGCCCTACGACAAAGTAAAAGCTACAGAAAAATGGGTGGAGTATGCTCTTGACATTGTGGACATGAGCCGTATAATAATGACAGTGGACTTCAACACTAAATGGAAACTAGCAGAGGCACTGGAAGTGGCAGAGCGCAAAAAAGCCTGGATGTACAAGCACAAAAATTTTGATGTTAAACGTGCCGCAAAACTTTTTGACGCCGTTAAACACTTGCCCAAAACTAAGTAAGGAATATTATGATTGCAACCAAACCCGTTAAACCCCTAAACCCTCGTAGTGCAGATACCAATGCCATGGGCATGGAGCCCACCTGGCGGGTGCAACCTACAGAAGGCCGTATCAGTGCCTTTAGTCATGCGTTCTCTTGGTACAACTACTTTTATGGTAAAAAAGATGCCCGTGAGATGATTGTAAATTACCTGGAAGCACACGGCCGCAAAGCAGATGTTCGCACACTCAAACGCATTCCAGACAGCTCAATCCGGTTGACCACAGGTTGGTTGTGCCGCATGAGCATGGTGGGACTGGAGCTCACAGAACACGAACAGATCAAATTAGATAACTTGCTTAACGAGATTTTGGAATCCAAGCAAGATGAAGAAGCAGTGGTAGCACCTGTAGATGATTCAGTGCCAAAAATTACAATTCAAGACCGCCTGCGTGAAAAGGTATCAGAGTGTGCAGGTGAACTAGACGGCTTGTTCGACGAGTTCATTGCATCGGGTGCCAAACTCACGGCAGACTACAAACCCGTGGTACTCATGCGCAGTCTAAACATTGCTCCACAAATGGTCAATGACATCAAACAAATCTGGACCCGTAAACTCACAGAGTTTGATGAAGCAGTAGCCGGCAAAGATGCAGACTTGTCACAGGGCTACAATTACTTGACCAAAATACAGTTAAAGAATTGCGTAAAGTTCTGTGAGCTTGTGATTTCGGACTGTGGTGCCTATGTGCAGATTAAAAAGGTTGAGCGCAAGCCACGGGCAGTCAAGGCAGTGCCACCAGAGAAACGTGCCGCAAAGTTCAAGTGTATTACGGAATTTGCAGAGCTCAAACTCAAAGGTCTTCCTGCCGCAAGCCTAGTAGACAAAGCAGAAGCCTGGTTGTATGACACCAAAAAACGCAAGCTAATCCATATTGTTGCTGACAGCCATGCACAGGCATTTACTGTAAAGAGCAACGCTATCATTGGATTTAGTACAGTTGAGAGCCAGCAAAAAACTGTGCGTAAGCCAGCAGAGATACTCCGAGCAATGGGTGCCGCAGGCAAGCCGGCTGCCAGGAAGATCTACAAGGACTTGACCACCACAGAAACCCCGTTTAACGGACGTGGTACAGAGAACTTGATCATTCTAAAAAGCTGGTAAATAAAGGGGACGGAGTCCCCCAATGGCAGAACAGCAACAAAACACACTTGAGTCGCTCAAGCAAAACTTGATAGAATATGTAAAGCTTCAACTTGGTGATCAGATTATTGATCTCGAGTTGGACCCTGCACACTATGAAGCCGCCTATCAAAAAACACTAGGCACTTACCGCCAACGGGCCAGCAATGCCTATGAGGAAAGCTACAGCTTTATGGAACTGGTTAAAGATGTCAACATTTATCAGTTGCCACAAGAGGTTGTGAGTGTACGCCAGATATTCCGGAGACAGTTTGGTGATGCTACTGGACAAGCCAGTAACTTTGATCCGTTCTCTCAGGCCAGCATGAATGTTTATCTAATGAACTTTAATGTAGCAGGCGGCCTTGCCACATACGACTTCTACAGTCAGTACGTTGAACTGGCCGCACGTATGTTTGGTGGCTACATGAATTACACATTCAACTCAGTCACAAAGAAAATTCAGCTGATTCGTGACCCAAGAGGCACTGGAGAGAATGTGTTGCTTTGGACATACAACCTAAAACCCGAAGTTAACTTGTTGCAAGACTTCCAAATTCAGCAATGGGTTAAAGACTACATGGTTGCCAACTGTAAAATGATCATTGGTGAAGCACGTGAAAAGTTTGGTTCAATTGCAGGACCACAGGGCGGTGGCACCCTAAATGGGGCCGCAATGAAAGCCGAAGCCAAAGAAGCTATCACAGCCTTAGAAGAACAGCTCAAGAACTATGTGGATGCCAGTCAGCCACTTACCTGGGTAATTGGCTAACATACAGTAGACACACAGTTAAAATTCTGTTATACTTGTTGTATGGCAGACTTAATGATCGACTTAGAAGGGCTTGCAACAGGCCCAGACACTACAATACTAACTATTGCGGCCCAGAGCTTTGACCCGTTTGGGCAAGGCCACTCTGGCCAGAGTTACTATGCCAGGGTAACATTAGAGAGTCAAGAAGATCGCGCCATTGATCAAGGCACAATTGATTGGTGGGCCACACAACCTGCTGTGGTTCGGGACGAAGCATTCAATGAACAAGACCGTATTCCATTAGACCAAGCTCTAGACGGTTTAGGTCGGCTGATTTGGCACTCCAACAGAATCTGGGCACAAGGTCCCACCTACGATATGAACATTCTGGAGCATGCCTACAAGAGCTATAGCAAGCCATTGCCCTGGAAATACTACATGGTGCGTGATAGTCGTACTGTGTTTAGCCTGTGGCCTGATCAGCCTATCCCACCTACTAGCCACCACGCATTAGAAGACTGCCGCAGACAAATTGGCATGCTACAACGCACCCTGGCTCATTTGAACGTTACGGTATTAAAGTAGTTGGTGTGCGAATCCAGTGGCCTTGTCCCTGCCAAGGCATTGAGAATTTAAACTCTTCGCCCACTTGATGTATCTCTCCGACTACCCCTGGTGGATAGTCTGTGCTGTGAATAAAAATTTCGTGATCAAAGTCAGCTGACCAATTGCCATCAGTATCAATTTCAAAGTTGTAATCTGCCTTGTAGTAACTGTTTACTTTGGGTAAATTGTAAGCACCAAGTTCGTCAGTATCCACCTTTGGATCAAAGTGTAATGCAAGTTTGTATGGACCAACAGCCAGCCACAGAACTCTCAGTAACGGCCAAATTTCATTGACTACAGATACGTTCAACGGATGGCCATCAATCTTGATAATATCATAGTCAAATTTCTCGTATGGAATATCAGTGACTACATTGGCTGGATCATATGTTAGTTCATAATGCTCGGGTTTTTCCATTCCCGGGCGCTCATTCATTGTGTCAGACTCTGAGTCTCTATTCTTGATCAAGTGATTTAAAATAACATTAATAGACTTGTATCGTATGAGTCGGTGTATGATAGTGTTTTTAAAATCAGTACTGTACCATTGATTGGCAACATAGCCAGACGCAATACCAAACTTGGCAGAATCAGTCTGTATAGGAGTGTCTTTGGTCAACTGACAAGTTCCAGTACTGCGCCCCCATAACATGCAGTTACGTGTGCGCCACATCAAGGTCATTGTATCAGCTAAATCCACAGGTCGCTCTCCAGGAAACCCAACAAACCAATTTGTATGCGATGTGATTCCAGCGGCTGTAAATCCTTTTAAATTTTGCTCAATGGCATCACGATTGACATTCTTTTTCATGATGTCAAGTACATGTTGGCTGCCAGATTCGGCTCCAAAGCTCAACATAGTGCATCCACTTTGTTTGAGCACCTGGATGTATTCGTCATCCATGCGCTCGTCACATCTTGCGTAGCCCATCCATCCAATGTGTATATTGCGATCTATTAGCCCTTGTGCAAACGCACGAAGCTCGGCCAGGTTACCGTTGACTAAACTGTCAATAAACCACACAAATTTGATCCCAAGAGTATCATACTGGTGTTGGATTTCATCCAAGATGTTGTTGGCAAGACGTTGTCGGTATCTCCAAAATGTTGTTTCACTACAAAACTGGCACTTGGCAATACAACCGCGGCTTAGTTCGGCGCTTACTCCGTTTTCGTTGTACAGAGATATGTCCATGTCGGTGTAGTCGGGGTACGGCAGGCTGTCTAAGTCAATGCGTATGCTTTTATCGTGTTGTAAAAATTTTTCAGTAACTGGAGTTCCTGCCTCAAACTTGTCCATCAAATCTAAAAATATAGCTTCTCCCTCGCCCATGACAACATGATCCATGTACTCTTCGCCTTGAAGATTACCGGACAAGGTCTGTGGTCCACCAACAATAATTTTAACACCGGGCAATCTTGATTTTATTTGTTGCATCATCCAAGTGGTAGATTTGTTATTGGTGTTGTATAAACTAAACCCCATGACATCTGGTGCAAATGCTACAATTTTTTCCAGATATTCTTCCAGCACCGGAGCCAATTGAGGGTGAATCTCGGTATGATACACATTGTTTGTCCACTTCCATTCTGAATAATTATTCCAGTGCTCGGCGTTACCTTGTGCATAACAGGCAATATTGATATCACATGAAAGTGTGTTAAACCCGCTGGCTCTGCTAAGGGCAGTGATTCTTGCTAGGTTATATGGTGGAATGTGTGAGCCCCACTGTGGCATCAATGCCAGTGCTACTTTTAATTTTCGGGTCACATTGTGGTTAATTACTACTGGACTGAGATTTTTTTGAGCCTTGGATCTTCCAGATTTCTGCAACAACTTGAGCATGGCCGCATCTCTCGCACCGCCAGGATCGGCCACGACTGTTTTGGCTAGATCAGGAGTGGCCTCGGCCTTGATGTCAAATATTTTATTACTCATAGTGTATTTACAGTTATTTCTATTAGAGGTAGTAATTAAATTGGTAAATTGCCAATTGACTTATTTGCAAAACAATGCTAATATTAGTGTCAAAGGAATCATTATGATCATTGGAATCTGCGGACTAATCGGATCAGGCAAAGATACTATTGCTGACTATCTCACTAACTTTCATGAGTTCAGGCGAGAAAGTTTTGCTAATAGTTTGAAAGATGCTGTTGCCCACGTTTTTGGATGGGACCGTACAATGCTTGAAGGGCGTACAAAAAGTGCTAGGGAATGGCGAGAGCAAGTAGATCCCTGGTGGGCCAATCGCCTAGGCATGCCGCACTTGACCCCAAGGGATACTACAATACTGGGGCACAGAAGTATGCAGGGTCGGATTCCATGACGATATGTGGATTGCCAGTCTTGAAAACAAACTAAGAACCAGCAACGATGATGTGGTAATTTCGGACTGTAGATTTCCCAACGAAATCAAAGCACTACGAGCACAAGGTGGACTTATAATTAATGTTCATCGTGGCATACGCCCACATTGGTATGACATTGCGGTCAAAGCCAATCGCGGTGATACACATGCACTAAACTGGCTAGCAAAAGAAGGAATACATGCTAGTGAAACTGCCTGGGCAGGAACATCATTTGACATGAGCATTGATAATAATGGATCCCTAGAACAGCTATATGCTCAAGTTAAAGGTCTGGTGCAAGATCGCCGGCTTTCCACGGTAACACACTCTTAGAAACTTCTTCTACACAGTTACGACAGATACATTTTAAGTTTTTGACCCCGGTGTTGTTTAAATCCCCGTCAACATGGTACACTAGTATCTGACTAGAGTACCGGGCTTTAAAACTGCATTTGTCGCAGACCATCTTTTTTTTGAATCCTGCGGCTTCCCATCGTGGGATTCTTTTTTTCAAGCCTCGACGTTTTCTTGCACAGCTCTCGCATCTAGTGCGATAGTGCGCAACGTTATTACGGTGATAGTTAATTGCGCACGGGTACTGGTTGCATGCTTGGCATATGGGTCTCATACGGTATTTAGCAGCAGGACCTTTGGCAAAGGGAGCCGTAACACCACCTTTTTAGTCATTATCTATAAATATTGTATCTTGAAAAGGAATTGACCATGGCTCTAGTATCTCCAGGCGTAGAAGTAACAGTTATTGACGAAAGTCAGTATATCCCTTCCGCAGTAAACACAGTACCGTATTTCTTAATCGCTACTGCACAGAACAAAGTAAGCTCTAACGGTGTTACCGTTGCGGCTGGTACATTGGCAGCTAATGCCAATAAGACTTATCTAATCACAAGTCAACGAGATTTGGCAGCCACATTTGGTGTGCCATTCTTCTATCAAACAACAACTGGTACACCGATCAACGGTTATGAACTCAATGAGTACGGTTTGTTGGCTGCTTATTCGTCATTGGGTATTACAAATCGTTGCTATGTGCAACGTGTTGATATTGACCTAACAGAGCTAACTGCTAGTTTGGTCCGCCCAACTGGCTCACCATCAAATGGTGATTACTGGTTAGACACTGGTACAAGTGTTTGGGGTGTTCAAGAATACAATCAAGCAACCAATACATTCACTGTAGAAACTCCGTTGATTATTACTGACACAGCTGATGTAGTAGATCCAGCATCAAATCCTGCTCCGTTGACCACAATAGGTAGCGTTGGTGATTATGCAGTGGTCACCTGTGCTGACAACAATCATAATACAGTTTATTACAAAAATTCTAGCAATGCCTGGGTTGAATTAGGCAGTGATGCTTGGAAACTATCCTGGCCTACAATTAAAGGAACAGCAACTCCTACTAGTTTGACTGCTAGTGCAAGTATGTTTATTAATGACAGTGAAGTATTTGTTCCTGCTGCCAATGACAATACAGTGGCTGGATTTGCAGGCGCAATTAATGCTGCCTCTATTGCCGGTGTTACTGCTGCCGTAGTAAGTGGCAAACTTTACATGTATGCTGATTCTGACGCTACCAATGATACTTCAACTCTCAGTGGTGG